CCAACGACCGTCAATAAAGCAAGGCTGGGTCTGGCAAAATTCAATATGCTCAAACCGTTCAACGATCCCTTCAACCTTGAGAGTGAACCCCATCGTGCGAAACCAGTCAGTGGGGGAGAGATATTCACCTTCTACCTGCACACGTTCAATGGCAAGATAGACCGCACCCCAATTGTCCGGATCAACGACAGCATGCCTCTTGATTACCTCACGTTTGCCAATGGAGGTCATAAGTGTAGCATAGGCCATTCGGGACATCATGACAACGCAGTCATCGCCATTGTCGATAAAATTGACATCCTTCCGAGGAACAAAACCGTGATAGTCAACATAATACGAGTAGAGGAGTCCACACATTATCAACTTGTTACCAAGTGACGTGTTCATGTCACCACTCATACGTGATCCACGTTTGTTATATTTGACCTTAACCACACGCCCTACCTCATCAAGGACATATGCACGACCGACATTCCTGACTGTTGAATTAAGACACCAGTCAAGAGTGGTGAACTTGGGATCGTGGCGGAACATATGTCGGTATGTTGAATGTTCCCACCCAAGTGCAATGTCAGATACGTGTTGGTCCATGCGAGACAGGTCAAGAGACACGGCGACTGGGTCAACCAACTCATCCCAGGCATCACGCATCATGGCGGCTATTTCCTCCGCATTTTGGCCACAAACAACAGTTGGCCTCCCGAAAACTTTATCAATCGCCTTATAAATCACTTTCTCAGCTGGGCGAATGAAACAACCAAAAATTAAATTAAATACAACACCACGTGGCTGGATCACTCGTGGCGCAGGATCAGCTTTCTTCTTCAAACTGACCTTCTCCGCCTTGATAAATGAGCAGACCCACGAGGCCGATTTAGCCATACCGCGCGAAAGATAATCCTTCAATGCGAACTCATAAACCTTGCGTTTGTGTGGCGGGGACGTCTCAACAAATTGATTGAGACTCATCCGGCACACTGGTGCTAGGTTGGTCCACAAAGCAGCGCGGAAGGCAGCCATGTTGTTGAAAAACACGGCCCGAACCGGTCTCGGCGGCGGCACCAATACTTTGACACCACCGACTTCCTCTTCGACAAAATACACTCGCTCTACCAATGCTCTAACTAAGTTTACAATAGTGTTATTGTGTACAACATAAGATAGGTCTGCCCGGCGTCGACCAACAAACTCGACGTATCTGCGGACCGGTATCTTAGGCTTACCCACACCGAGCGCAAGCTTGATCCCCAGGGGAACAAGCAGTGACTGGATGGCCGGCAGCGGCCCGCTCAGATCAAGGGCGGTCCCGAAATTGACCAGCATGGAGCCCAGGAGGAGGCCGGGCCACACCCGATAGCCCAGCACAAGCGCCGCCACCACGGCGATGCCGGAGGGAACCCAGACGGGGGTGGCGTAGCCGGGAGGGATGGCCAGCAGCAACCCGAGCCGACCGGTCGCCACGTAAGCAAGCGCGACGGCCAGGACTGCCGCAGGTCCGCACCGGGGAGATTCCCCGTCGCCCGGGCCGCTCGGCCGTTCGCCTCTGCTCGCCATGTTCCCGCCAGCGTTCATGGTCTGCAACGCCTCTTTACGGCAAGA